GCGGCTTATAATCCAGAGGATGCTCTGCGTTTATATTTTCAAACAGGTTCGGTTATTGGTAGAAGTTATACGCAAGAAGGTGACTATAATCAAGGTAAAATCCCTATACAGCAACTAACAAGTAATTCAGGAGCTTCTAAGGCACAAATGCTTATAGGTAACCTAAACCACTATTTAGACATGATTCGAGCTGTAACAGGCTTAAATGAAGCGAGAGACGGTACAATTGCTAACTCGGATGCTTTAGTTGGCGTGCAAAAATTAGCAGCATTAAGTTCTAATACCGCTACTCGTCATATATTAGATGGAAGTCTTTACATATATAGAACGTTAGCTGAAGCGCTGACTTATAGGGTAGCGGATATTTTAGAATACGCAGACTTTAAAGATGACTTTGTAAATAAAATTGGTAAATACAATGTTAGTATACTTGGAGATATATCTGAGTTATATATATATGACTTTGGAATTTTTATTGAGATGTCTCCAGATGAAGAGCAAAAAGCTATGCTTGAGCAGAATATTCAAATGGCATTATCTAAGGGAGATATAAATCTTGAAGACGCTATTGATATACGTGAGATAAGAAATCTAAAACTTGCAAATCAATTACTTAAAGTAAAACGTAAAGCTAAGCAAGAGCAGGATCAACAAATGGAAATGCAAAAGCAAGCGATGATTACACAGCAACAATTAAAATCTCAGGAACTTGCGGCACAAGTAGCTATGCAAAAAATACAAGCGGAAACTCAAGCTAAGATGCAGTACAGGCAAGCAGACGTTGCTTTTGAAATAGAAAAACAAAAAGCTGAAGCTCAATTAAAAGCACAGTTAATGCAGCAAGAGTTTAATTATAACCTGCAATTGCAAGGTATGACTCAAGCTCAATTATCTAAAAGAGAAAGCGATAAAGAGCAAGCAAAGAGTGATAGAATTAGTCAGCAAAATACTGAGCAGTCTAAATTAATAACCCAAAGAAAAAACAATTTACCTCCGCAAAACTTTGAATCAAACGAGGATAGCTTAGATGGTTTTGACTTATCTGAATTTGAGCCAAGATAATATGTTTAAATTTTGCGTAACTTTGCATATAAATTAAATCAAATCAAATGGACATTAAAGTAAGAGAAGTATCGGCTGATGAAAAATCAACTCAGCAAATAGAACAAGAACTCCTTGATAAGCATGAGGAGAAGTTTCAGTCAGAGACTGAGCAAGAATCAATAGAGGTAAAGGCTGTAGAGCCTGAAGCAGAAGTTGAGGTTAAAGAAGACAATACACAGGAAGAAGCTCCTGTTGAAGAGGTAGTTGAAGAACAACCTCCAAAGCTAGAAGCTCAGCCTGAATTAAATGAAGACGAAGTTCTTTCATATATTGGAAAAAGATACGGTAAGGAAATTAATTCTATTGATGAATTAGTTAGCAAGCGTGAGGAAAGCGAACCGCTTCCAGAAGACGTTGCTGCTTACCTAAAGTATAAAAAAGAAACTGGACGTGGTTTTAATGATTTTGCAAAATTGCAAAAAGATTATTCTGATTTAAGTCCAGATGCTTTGCTAAAAGAATATTATTCTATAACAGAAGAAGGTTTAGATTCTGAAGATATAGATCTTCTAATGGAAGATTTTATTATTGATGAAGAAATACATGAACCAACTGAGATTAAGAAAATAAAATTAGCAAAGAAAAAAGAAATTGCCAAAGCAAAAAAGTTTCTTAAACAACAGCAAGAGACATACAAACAGCCCCTTGAGTCAAGGGAAAGTTCTGCCAATGCTGATAATAATGAACTAATTGAATATAGGCAATATCTTGAGTCTGCTAAAACTCAAGAGGAGCAAGCAAATCATAAAAGACAATGGTTCGTCAAAAAAAGCGACGAAATATTTAGCACCGAATTTAAAGGTTTTAAATTCAATGTAGGTGATAATGATGTGGTTTATACTCCAGGCAGTGCTTCTGAACTTAAAAAAGCTCAAGAGACTCCACTTAATTTTGTAAATAAATTTTTGGATTCTAATGGGTATTTAAAAGACGCAGAAGGATACCACCGCTCTTTAGCAATTGCAATGAATCCTGAGAAGTTTGCTCAGTTCTTTTATGAACAAGGCAAATCACAGGCAACTGATGATGTAATACGTAAAACGAAAAACATAAACATGAGTGAGCGTACTGCACCAGAGGTTTCTACAAAATCAGGACTTCAAGTAAAATCAGTTTCACAACCTTCGAGTCGTGGACTAAAAATTAAGAGTATAAAAAGAAGTTAATAATTTAAATAAATAAAAAATAATATTATGGCAGGACAAGTATTAGCAACCCCAGGGTTTGCTTTGACACCGAGTTCAGAAAGAACTCCAACACCGGAAAACTATTTAACTAATGCAGATTTTAATTGGTTGAATCAGTACTTACCAGATACTTACGAAAAAGAATTCGAAAGATATGGTAATAGAACAATCTCCTCATTCCTTAGAATGGTAGGAGCAGAGATGCCTACAAACTCAGACCTTATCAAATGGGCAGAGCAAGGTAGGTTACACACGAAATATACACAAGTTGGTACAGCAGCAATATTAAATGCTGACCAAGCTGTATTTCAAGTAAATGATGCGCTAGACCCAGCAGCAGCTCAACAAGTAATCAGAATAGGACAAACTATTGTAGTTGTTCAAAATGATGGTTCAGGTGTGAACAAGGCTGTAGTAAGTGCAGTAAACAATGCCGCTGGTGGTAGAGGACAGTTCACAGCTGACTTTTATGAAGCAGCAGGTTTAGTAAAAGCAGGTACTGGAGTCGGTAACGCAGACGTTACAGTATTCATTTACGGTTCAGAATTTAGAAAAGGAACAGCAGGAATGGTTGGTTCATTAGAAGCTAATGACTTCATCTTCGACAACAAGCCTATTATCATTAAAGATACTTACACAGTATCTGGTTCTGATATGGCTCAAATTGGTTGGGTTGAAATCACTACTGAAGATGGCGCAACTGGTTACCTATGGTACTTAAAGTCTGAGCACGAAACAAGATTAAGATTCGATGACTATTTAGAAACAGCAATGATTGAAGCTGTACCTGCAGAGCAAAACTCTGGAGCTGCTGCTATCTTAGGTAGTGCAGCTGGTGCTGCTGACCCAGGAGCTGGTTCAGATGGTATATTCTACGTAGTAGGATTAAGAGGAAACGTTTGGGATGGTGGAAATCCAGTAGCCCTAGCTGACTTTGATTCTATAATCAGTAGATTAGATAAGCAAGGTTCTATTGAGGAAAACGTTATTTTCCTTAACAGACAATTTGGATTTGACATTGACGATATGTTAGCTGCACAAAACTCTCACGGAGCGGGTGGTACTTCTTATGGTCTATTTGACAATGACGAAGATATGGCTTTAAACTTAGGATTCACAGGATTCAGAAGAGGTTACGACTTCTATAAGACTGACTGGAAATACCTAAATGACCCTACAATGAGAGGTGGATTACCATCAGGAGCAACATCAGGGAAGATCAATGGTCTTCTAGTTCCAGCTGGTTCAACAAGTGTTTATGACCAAATTCTTGGTAAAAACGCTAAGAGACCTTTCTTACATGTTAGATATAGAGCTTCAGAAACTGAAGACAGAAGATATAAGACTTGGATTACTGGCTCTGCTGGTGGTGCTGCAACGTCGGATATCGATAACATGCAAGTAAACTTCTTGTCTGAGAGAGCTGTATGTACTTTAGGTGCAAACAACTTCTTCTTATTTCAAGACTAATAATTAAATATTAGGGGCGTAGCAATGCGCCCCTTTTTTAAATAATAAAATTAAATTAAATCAAATGAAAAAAGAAAAGACAAGTCCTAAAATGGACACAGTAAAAATTACTCCCAAAAAATCTACACCAAAATTCGTAGATAAACAATATAAACTTACAAGAGAAACAGCTCCCTTATCTTTGATATTAGCATCAAGGCATACAACAAGGTTTCCGTTGTTACACTTTGATGAGGACACAGGTCTAAACAGGCCTTTGAGATATGCAAGAAATCAAAACTCTCCTTTTCAAGATGAGCAAGATGATAACGCTATCATTGAGCCTATTGTATTTGAAGATGGATTCCTACATGTTCCAAAGAATAATCAAGTATTACAAAAATTTATGGATTTACATCCAGGAAAAGATAGACTATTTGTAGAAGTTAATAAAGCAAAAGAAGCTGCAGAATTAGTTGAAGACTTAAACTTAGAAGTCGATGCTTTAATAGAAGCTAGACAACTGACAGTTGAACAAGTTGAAAACGTAGCTAGAGTTTTATTTCAAAAAGATGTTTCTAAGGTTACTACTGCAGAGTTAAGAAGAGATATATTAATATTTGCTAGACAAAACCCTAGTGGTTTTATGAATTTATTGAAAGACCCAGCTCTTAAATTTAATGCTGACATACAAAACATTTTAGATAAAAATCTAATACAGTTAAGAAATAATAAAAAGGAGGTGTGGTTTAACACAGATTCAAATAAAAAGAAAATGTGCAACATACCATACGGTGAAGACCCTTTATTTATAATAGGTTCATACTTTCAAAGTGATGATGGATTAGAGTCTTTTAAACATTTAAAAGCTTTAGTAAAAAATTCGTAACTTTGTTTTAGAAAAAATTTATTCCTTCCTTTACTATCGACAGCGAGAAAGCATCTAATTCTTAGATGCTTTTTTATTTTATGTATCTTTGTAAAAAGATTTTCAAATGATAAATTCTGTAAGAAATACTGTACTTGCTATTATCAATAAAAATAACTACGGATATATATCTCCTGGTGATTTTAATTTATTTGCTAAACAAGCGCAGTTAGATATATTTGACGAATATTTCATAAGATATAATCAGCAAATTAACGAAGAGAACGCAAGGATATCTGGAACTGGTTATGCTGATATTAAAAAAGGATATGAAGAGGTTATTGATACTTTTTCTATAACATCATTTTTAACTCAAAAAACTCAAAACGTTTATTTTTTACCATCAGCTTCAACAACGGGTTCTGATTATTATTTATTAAATAAAGTATTATGTTTTACTGGCGGTGTTTTAAAAGGTGAAGCAGAAAAGGTTACACACAGTAAAATTACTATGTTAAATAGTTCGCTTTTAACTTCTCCATCCACTATCTTCCCGGCTTATACTCAAGAAGCAGATGAGGTGTCAATTTATCCAAATACTTTTAATGGGGTAAATGATGTACAGGCTCAATACATAAGATACCCTTTAGACCCTAAATGGACGTATGTAACACTATATGGGGGTGAACCATTGTTTGACCAAACACAAGCAGATTATCAAGACTTTGAATTACCAATAGATGATTCTAATAATTTAGTAGCTAAAATATTGCAATACGCTGGAATATCAATAAGAGAAG